GTAGTAGGGTCTTGGCTCCAATTCAATGAACCCTGCGCATTGGTCTGCGTCGGACGATTTTGCGTCGTCTGCGATTGCAGCATTTGCTGTTGGTGATAAGCGTCCTGAGCGGCTAGTGCCGAATAGTCAGGGGGCGGCGGTTGTTTTGGTCCACTTCCCATGATCTTTTCCTCAGCCGGCTACTTGAAGATTATGAAGATATGTTGGAGGGCTTTTTCTGCCACCCTTATATCTCTTCCAGAAAGGAGCATCTTCCTCGATTCCGGAATAGATCAAAAGGTCTGAGCCATCCACATGATAATCAGGAACAGTGCCAACCAGCTTCCCCCCAAAGTGGATGGCCAGTTTGTTCATTGCCTTGTTGGCCGCCGACACAGTAGCCACGACGTTCGTAACACCCAATTGCCAATAGGGGTAATCGTGCATGGCCCAGTACCAGACCCGTGAGGGACGACGACCGGTCGCAATCCACATATGAGCGTGGATAGAACGACCATTGAACTGATCGAAGATACCAACGGCAATAGGGATTCCATTGTCATACTCCGCAATGAGCATCGCGTTATTGGTGAATGCAATCCCGGCAAGATCAGCCAAGAAAGGCAACATTCGGCGGTCAGTGTTTAGCCATCTCATATCAGTCCGCCCGGTTCCCATACCCATTGAACAGAGGAAAGGCCCAGAGCCGTAGCCGTAACCACGTTCATTTGCCATGCGAAAGCATAGCCTAGAACATTGGCCGATACCCACGGGCGATAAATGTTCTCCACACCTACCCAGAAAGACTCATCCCAGATAGCCTCATCCCACCGCGCGCCACCACTGGGGCTCACTGTGTTGGGCTGCTGCTGGAATTTGTCAATGCGGAAGTCCGGGAGGGCTCGCATCACAAAAGAGGGGCGCGCATTTAGCTCAGACTGCAACACCGGCCGCATGAACTTGGCGTGCTTGTTGGCGGTCGGATTGCCCAGATAAGAGTATGCTCCGAAAGCATACGCAGAGATAGGGTCCCCGCCCGTGCCTGTACGTGGCACGTTATCCAAGTAACCATCCTGAGTGATTGTCAACACCCGACCATCAGCCGTTCCCATGTATACAACCCGGTCAATACTCTTGATCGTCCGCACGGGATAGTCAAACTTCGTCCATGCTCCTGTGAGGAAATTCATGGCCAGCTGTAACGGCTTGCCAGTTGCCTCATCAAACAGGGAGATAATAACGGCCGTCAGATTCGGGTGGAAGCCTACCTCAATTGGAAGGGTTGGCGTGAACGATGCAGTAAGCGCAATCAGCGTTTTGGAGATACGCCTAGAGAGGACATTGGAATAGATGATTTCCTGTTCCGAGCCCTGAATCAGCGTGCTAAGAGGAAGCAAGCCACGCCGAGATAGATACAGGATATCGCCACCGTATTCCGCAATAGCGCGAGGACCTAACGGGGCCCCTACAGCATACACAGCATCAAGGGTCCAGTCTGACGAGTTTGCAGGATCGTTGCCGGAGTAAGTAGCTACCTCGCCATTGTTGGTAACGAACACAATGCGATCATCCAAACCGTCGCCTGTATCCATTGACCAACGGGCCATCGCAATCAAGTAGCCGCCACGCTTGAAGATACCGCCAAGGAAAAATGGCTGAGCCACACCGCCCACAGAGTCAACGGGGAGATACCATGCCGTCATGGACCCACTCACCAGAAACCATAGGCGAGCCTTATGCACCTGCACCGCGCTGAATGTGTTGGGATTGACGCCCTGCACTTGGCCGGGGCCAACGGGCGGAGTATTCTCAGTCCACTTGCTCCATGTAGTGCCATTGTATAGCAAGGTTTCTGCGCTATTGCAGGCAACAAGATACTGGGCCCCAGCCGTCGCAAAATTCGTATAGTCAAACAGACCATTTGTAACCGCAAAAACATTCGCAGGGGCGGCGGTATCAGCGACGCGGAAGATGGCTAGATCGGTTGCGGCAAATATCTGGGTTGTGCCAGACACGTTATTGTAGTCCATGATGGTCTTAACAGCGTTGACCATCCCCGTCGTATAATCCTTGAATCCCCGGCGCACAGTAAGGGCTGCGGTATCCGGGAAAAAATTCATTGCGTCAATCAGATATTGGGGCTCCATCACAGCGAGCCCGTCCAAGTCATTCAACCCGCCAACCGGGGCAGGCAGGGAATCGGCTTGACTTACTTGCGGTTTCGGGCGCTTAAGACCTAGCATCATACGCTCCACGATCCGTCAGGCACGTTTGCACCGCTGATATACAGATGGTCACAGCGGGAATCTAGACTGATAACGGGGGCCCCTTGATTCTGGCCCTTTTCCGCTTCCAGCATATAGGCAAATTCACTGGACAGGTCGGACGCATCCATGCCCTTCTGCTTCCAGAGTTTCAGCTTTGTGCCGGCGATCATCAAATCCTTGTCGAATTTCGGGAGGTCAGTATCCTTCGTTACCCTGTCCTTTTCATCGCCATCAATCAGGTCCGTGACCCACATCCGAGTGATATAAAAGAAGTGGATAATCTCACCCATCGCAGGCGTCGGAAACACTTGAAGCATGTTATCCAGAATGCGGTAGCGATAATACACGCCGACCGATACGATGCCATACTGAATCCATGACCATCCCTGAGGGCTCATGGGACCATACATCGGGCGCTTATTAGCGGTTGACCACGTTGTTTGATTGACGATGCGCCCGTAGTCAATGGGTAGGGGGAATTTGTTCTGGACGCCATCGCCATTGAACGTGGCAGTCCTCTCTAGGAACTGCCAGTCATGCGCCCGCACCAATTCCGACCCTACCCGATTGAGTAAACCGAGTGTTTGAAACCCGGTTTGATCGTCCTGCGCCGAAAGGATAGTGACAACCTGCGGTAGACCAAGCTCCTGTAGAGACTCGTTGACGATAGCTAGCGCATTGGTTGTCATAGCCATGACTTATTTCCCCTTTGGCACTTCGGCGGCTTTGGATGCTTGCCATTGCTTGATGATGGCTGCCTGTGCTTCGACTGTCTCCTTCAAGGAGTCAATCTGCGCCTGCATGTCCTCCCTCTCCTTTTGGAGTTTGATGAAAGGCGCTTGCTTCTCAGCATTGACTTCCATCTGTTGCGCACGCTGTTTCAGCTTGAATAGGCCGGGGATTCGGGTGCATACATCGTCACCCACATTTGCCAGCTGCTCGACGGTACGAATTCGCAGGTAGGAAAGTTCTTCTACCTGCGACCGGGTAATCCAAGGGGCTTCCACCAAAGGGGTGCCGATGACTTGCTCAGTGTCACCAGCCTTGAATTCGCGGTATGCCGCCGCGAACCGCTTCTTGTCCATATCCGTGACAGGACGCTGCACGATGTTTGTAGTGTTGCCGGGGGTGCGGATTTCGACATATTCCTTGTCCTCGTAAATCGGTCGGCCTTCCTCTGCCGACTTGGCTTCGTTTTCCTTGGGGCGGATATAGAACTTCACATAGACGGACTTATCAGCCGCCTCGCGGGAGTTGAAATCACTTACATCGAAATCAGCGGTTTGCATGGGGCGCTCCTTAACCAATGAGGCCGCGTTCTATGACAGCAACGAGGACGTAAATCGCCAGCCCCAGCCACCCCAGATGCACGCGAGGGCTGACGGTGACGTTGAGGGCTGCCAGAATCAGGCAAACAAGCGCCAGCAGCAGCAGGACAGTAATGGTGATGGTCATTTCGTTTCTCCCGAAAGGCACGCCCCCGAAAGAGCGTGCCCCAGTTTCAGGTAACAGCCGGGGAGGCTGCGGTAGCAGAGCCGAATGCCGAATCCGTGGCGATCATGGCAACGCCAGTCCGGTTGGTGAAACCGGTTTCGATAGCTGCGCCATCTGCCACCGCGCCGGCCGCCGTTACGGCCTTGGTTGCGAACCCGGTAAACACAGGGCCCGCACCAGCATCACGCGAAGCCCCTGCCCCAAAGGCCAGAAGCGGCTGAGCGACGTAGGGGGAAACCGTGGACACGCCCAGACCCGTATTGCCGGGGCCGGGAGTGATGACACTCTTGCCGCCGCCGATGGCGGTCAGGATGGCCGTTGTTGCGGCCACATTGTTTGGCAGGGTCACGCCGGGCGTTTGGTCATCCGTATAGCCCTTGTTCTTGATGGCCTGCGGAGCCGTTGCCGGCGCGGTGCCATTCGACACGTTGATGACGGGGCCCACACTGAGGCCGAAACCGATACCGGTATTCAGCGCGCCGGTGGAGTGGTTGGTTGGATCGTTTTCCTTGGCGAAGGTAGTAGGGTTGAACCGCTTGGCATCGAGCGGTGAACCCTTGGGCCCTGAAAAGGGGCTCATCAGTACGGCCTTGCCAGCAGCCGGATTGGCCGGTGTGACAAGGGGGCCAGCCATGTTTGCAGCAGGCATTTTAGCATCCTCCAATCCAGCGAAAAGTATTGCGGCTTTTTGACTGGAAGCCGCAAACCAGCAACGCGCCCCCGCGTTTACGGTGCGGGCTCATTCCAGCCCGGCGGGATTTCACCCGACTTGTAAGGCTTTCCCGTAGCGGGGTCCACTGGGACTTCCGCAGCGCGCGGCTCAGTCAAAATCATGGGCTCTTCACCCAATTCTTCAACCGGGTCTTCCTGCGGTTCATCTGCCTTGTTTCTGCGGGTCATGGCAGACTCCTTACGGGTTCACATCAAGACGCCCTTGGAACTGCGCGCCACTCGTAGTCAGATTGCCTGCCCACGCGAGGATTTGCACTTCGGCGTCTTGGTTGATGGAATACCGCTTATTGGGGCTCAGCGGAACGAAGTTGCGGGCGCTGTGCGGACGGAACCGAATGTAATCGGTATTCAGCATGAACGCCGTACCGGCCGGGCAGAAGCCGCCGATACCACCATCCAGAACGCAGTCAGCATCCATGTACTTGATGGTCGGGAAGCCCAGGTTTCCAACGTCGGGGTTGGTGAACCTTTGCTGTGCTTGCAGGGATGCCACGTAAGCGGCCCAGACAACATTGTCCATCGGGATCAGGTCGGGGCGGTCAGCGCCACGGACCAGCTGTGCCCAAAGAGCATTCATGTCGGCTTGGATTGTGGCCGCGCTGGCGACGTTCCGCAGCTTGGACCGCCAGAAGGTCCAAGTAACGCGGTCAATGCCACCGTAAACGCCAGTCGTGGGATCGAACGGAACCGCCGCGTTCAGACCAGTGATTTCCTTACCACCGGAGCCCGTGCCATCGCTGTAGATACCACCAGCGACGAGGTTCTTCATGGTGGATTCTGCCACGTCGAAGCGGGCAGCGAGCAAATCAATCATCT